CTCATCTTCGGCCTTCTTCTTAGCCTCAGCTTCAGCCTTCTTCTTAGCCTCATCTTCGGCCTTCTTCTTAGCCTCAGCTTCAGCCTTCTTCTTAGCCTCATCTTCGGCCTTCTTCTTAGCCTCAGCTTCAGCCTTCTTCTTAGCCTCATCTTCGGCCTTCTTCTTAGCCTCAGCTTCAGCCTTCTTCTTAGCCTCAGCTTCAGCCTTCTTCTTAGCCTCAGCTTCAGATACTTTTCTAAATGAATCTAATTTATCTTGTAGACTATATTGCTTTCTTATAGCAAATGGAATGAACGAATGTGTGTATATTTCACTAATATCAGACGTATTGTTAAAATTCATATAAAGTATGTAAATATAAATAATTATATAAATAACCGCTAAATTGTAGGGAAATATTGCCAATCTAATTGTTCACACACTTTTTTCCAAATTTGATCTTGTTCTAATTGTTTTTCACGGTCTTTCATTAAAGGAATATATGGTAAATATTGTGTTTGATCTAATAAAACACATAATTGATAAAGAGTGTATGTATAATTAAAAAAATTAGTTCTGTTTGCAGGACAATGCATTGCCCATGGTTTTTGTATTTCAATAAATAAAACACATAAAGTTTCATGCAATTCTTCGCTCATGACAGGAGGACGAATGCCAAAAATAGAATTAATATATTGAATATGTTCGAAATATTTATTGTATCCAAGTTTGCGCAGAATTTCACGCATTTTATCATAATTTAATTCTTGCGGTATATTTTGAATACGTTCCTTTTTAATCCGATTACGAATATCTTCAATAACATTTTCGGGTATTTGAGTGGTTTCCTTTGCTTGAAATTGTGATAATATTTCTTTAAAATGATTAAGACGGATATATGATGTATATGATACTTCATGCGGTGGTTCTTTATTTAATGGTTTTGAACTATCAATAATATATTTAATAAATTTACCACAATTATTATTATTACAAATAATAATACCATCTTCTTCTTGTGGTATCATTTCACCTTCATTACAAAAAACACAAACTTCTGTTGAAATATTAAAATCTTTAGGATTAATGATTTCATTATTTACATTTTTCCAATAATTTGTAATAGACTTTTTTGAAATATCTTGCTTATCTTCTTTAGTATTTTCCTTTACATTAAAGAATGAATTCAATATATTGACATTTTGCACTTCTCCATTAGAAATATTTTTTTTCTCTTCAAAATAATTAAATAAATGTTCAGAATTATCTAAGAAATATTTCTTTTTTTTAAATTTTAATTTTTTTATCTCATTGGTTATGCTGTGAATTTCGTCTTTATAACTCATATATTCATCAATTTGGGTATCATTTAATTTACTTATTTCATTTTTCAAATAATTCTTCTTCTCTGTTAATTTAGGTATAATTTTTTCAAAATCAATTTCAAATTCATTTATAAAATTACTATGACATGTATCAATATTTTGAATAATATTTTTCTTTTTCATACATAGAAGTATATATATTTTTTTTTTATATATTTAAATTACCAATATAATATGTAAAAATATCTATAAAAATCTATGAATAAAAAATATATGGAAAACAATAACGATATGAAACAAAACAAAATGGTATTTATAATGAATGCAATAGAAGATGGGTGGCGCGTAAAGAAGAAAAAATCTTTATATATTTTTGAAAAAAAGCATAATGGACAGCGAGAAGTTTACAATGAAGATTATTTAGAAGAATTTGTAAGAAATAATATGAAAAAAATTAATTAATTAATTAATTATTCTGGAAATTTTTTTCTTTAGTAATACTATACTCAAATGGGAGGAGCTTTGATGCAATTAGTGGCCTACGGCGCCCAAGACGTTTTTCTTACTGGTACTCCAGAAATCACATTCTGGAAGGTGTCCTACAGAAGACACACAAATTTTGCCATGGAATCTATTGAACAAACATTCAATGGACAAGCCGATTTTGGTAAACGTGTCTCCTGTACTATCTCCAGAAATGGTGATCTTGCTTACAGAACATATTTACAAGTTACACTTCCTGAAATTAACCAAGAAATGAAGGGTTCCACCGGAACTGTTTATGCCAGATGGTTGGATTTCCCTGGAGAGCAACTTGTTGCACAAGTGGAGGTTGAGATTGGTGGTCAAAGAATTGACCGTCAATATGGTGACTGGATGCACATCTGGAACGAGCTAACCCTTACTTCTGAACAACAAAAGGGTTACCACAAGATGATCGGTAACACCACCCAACTTACCTACATCACTGACAATGCTTTCGCTGATGTTAATGGACCATGTGCTGCCACTGGTGGACCAGCCCAGGTTTGTGCTCCTCGTAAGACACTTCCAGAGACCACACTTTACATTCCTCTTAAGTTTTGGTTTTGCTGTAACCCAGGACTTGCTCTTCCATTGATTGCTCTTCAATACCACGAGGTCAAGATCAACATTGATTTGAGACCAATTGGTGAATGTTTGTGGGCTGTCAACAAGCTTGATGATAACTCTAACGCCACTGTTTCTGTTTCCCAGGCTTACCAACAATCTCTTGTTGCTGCATCTCTTTACGTTGATTATATCTTCCTTGATACTGATGAACGTAGAAAGATGGCCCAGAACCCTCATGAGTACTTGTTCGAGCAACTTCAGTTCACTGGTGATGAATCTGTTGGATCTTCTTCCAACAAGATCAAGCTTAACTTCAACCACCCATGTAAGGAGCTTGTCTGGGTTGTCCAACCTGATGCCAACGTTGACTATTGTGCTTCCTTGATGGGAGGTACTACTCTCTACAAGGCTCTTGGTGCTCAGCCATTCAACTACACTGATGCCATTGATGCCCTTCCTAACGCTGTTCATGCCTTCGCTGGTCCTGATGAAGTGTCTGGAACTGCTGCCTTCATTGGTTCTGATGGTCTTTTCGCCCAAGAAGGTGCTGCTGATGTCAATGCCACCAATACTTTCGATGGGTTCGCCTCTGCTGGTGGATCCACTGTTTCTGATGCCGGAACATTCGTTCTTGCCGAGACTGCTCTTGACCTCCACTGTTGGGGTGAGAACCCTGTTGTTACCGCTAAGCTTCAACTTAACGGTCAAGACAGATTTTCTGAGCGTGAGGGATCATACTTCGATGTTGTCCAGCCATTCCAACACCACACCAGACACCCATCTACTGGTATCAACGTCTACTCCTTCGCCCTTCGCCCAGAAGAGCACCAGCCATCTGGAACATGCAACTTCTCCAGAATTGATAACGCTGTTCTTCAGCTTGTTCTTTCTTCTGGTACCGTCTCTGGTACTGCCACTGCCAAGGTCAGAGTGTACGCTGTTAACTACAACGTCCTTCGTGTGATGTCTGGTATGGCGGGTGTTGCCTACTCCAATTAAGCGTGATACATATTATTTGTGTTATGTTTTTTAAAATAAAAAAATAAATATTCATATGTAAATAATTATATATGAATTCAAGAAAATAATAAATAGTCAATATATATATATGTGTTACAACAGTGGGTCTTCAATAACAAATTATGTATATGTAACATTTCTCGGTATTATTATGTATTTATATGGTGATAATTATGATAAGCATATTTCCGTCTTTACATTAATAGCGATTCAAATTCAATTAGTTGAATATTTTATGTGGAAAGACCAAAAGTGCGGAATAATGAATAAAATAACTACTATTGCAGCGAGAATAGCGTTATTTTTACAACCACTTGCGATATTTTTAGGTGCTTATTTATTTAATACAATGAATATTTCAAATAATGTTATGATAGCATTTTTAGTAAATTTTATAAACTATTTATCAAATAATTCTAAAATATGCAGTTTAAGTAAAGATGGCCATTTACAATGGCATTTTTCGAAAAACATGGGTTTGAAATTATCGAATAATATGTCTGATATCTTTCATTTAATACAGTTCTTTGTTTATTTTATGATAGTTTTATTTTCATGGTTATTGTTTAAAAATATTAAATTCGGAATTTTCATTTCATTATTAATATTGGTAATATTCCTACTTCATTATATCCAATTTCCTAAAAATTTTCAATGGACTACATTATGGTGTTTTCATATAAGTATATGGTATACAACATATGTAATTGTTAGATATTTTGACCATAAATATAAATTATTTTGATAATGTGAAACCTAATTTTATATTTATAAAAAATAAATATAAAAGATCACATGTATTAATCTTATATGTCGGTATATAATAGATGTTCAACACAAGATGAATTAATATTACAAAACTTAAAAGAATTTTATAAAAATAAAGATTATTTAAAAAAGATGATAAGTATAGTGAATGGCGAATCAAAGATATCATTGCGTATAGTGGATTGGTTTGTAACAAATTATGCAAAAAAATATTTTACTGTATATGATATTAAAAATTCAAATGGAGAAACAGAGCGTTTTAAGGTGTATAATGATTATAAATTGAAATTAAAAGCATATAGTAAAAAACGATTTGATCCATTTTGTAGATGGGATCGAATACAATTCCCGTATGATGAAAATAATTTTGTTGAAACAACTATTGGTCAATTAAATTTTTTTAAATGGTCATTGGAGAACAATATAATACAATTTATAGAGCAAAATTATCAACATATTGACGACGATCAAAATGCGCGGAATAGTACGTCAAAAAAAAAACATTCATTAAATGATTTATCACAAGATCCAAAAAAGACAAGAAAAAAGCGTGAAGAATTATCGGTTTCTGCATGTAAATGTATAAAAAAGGAATCGGTGAAAATAATAGTGAAATTTAACTAATTTTACAGTCTGAAATTGCTAATCACTAAAATTTATCATATTCTTCGTTCTGACAGAGATATACATTTGTTATTCCTTCACTTGATTTTACTTCTTCAATTGTGTCGCATAATTCTTTTACCCAGTCGTAAGTATCATAAAATACGTCTTCTTGTAATAAACGAATGACAGAATATCCATTCTCATTAGCACAGTCTTCTTTGTATTTATCATTTTCAAATTGTTCTTCAGGTGAAGACCAATTTCGTATTTGTCTGAAATGCTGTGCTCCATCTAACTCTATGATTATTTTACATTCTGGGATACAGAAATCAAATGGAAGATGTCTATTTGTATTTGTATTTTTACACCAGTCTTGTCTGAATTGTCTTATCAACTCAGTATAGATTTGTTTCATCGTTTCATACATTTTTGCCTCTGTTTTATTTACACACATAGGACAACCATCGCCACGTAAATGATTCTGAGCACGTTGACTGAATTCTCCGTGATATCTACATATAATTGTAATATTATTTTTACCTGTTATATATATAGATTTTGAATAATTATATATACCTTTATGCACCTTAATAGCATCAGTTTTCCATTCTTCTGTAGTTTTCCTATGGTAATCTGATTTTTTTAAATTACCACATAGATGACACCAGTCTCCTCTGGACATTTTGGATGGAGAAATTTCAAAAGAAGGATGATTATGCGATGAATCACAATAAAACCAATATTTTTTTTGTGTTCCTCTTATTATATCTCTTGGTTTTACATCCCCATTTTTTTCATTATTCCAAAACTTAGATTTTTCATGCGAAGCAAATGACCGTTTATGGCACCAAATACATTCATTATCATTACATAATCTATTTCCATTACAATATGGACATCCTGCATTATTAGTAGTAATACACGATACTGGCATTTCATATATATGTTTGCATTCTTTACAATTAAAGTAATATTCTTTTGGTGTTCCTTTGCAAATATTTCTAGGTGTAATATCTCCATTTTTTTCCTTGTTCCAATTTATTGAAAATACATGAGAAGCAAATGATTTATTATGACACTCATTACAATTATCATTATTACATAACGTAGTACTATTACAACAAGGACACCATTGACTTCTAGAAATATGATGCGGGTCAATTGAGAATTCATGGTTTAATTCACATTTGAACCAATATTTTTCACCGCTACATTTTGTAACTTGAATTGGTTTAATATCTCCATTTTTTTCATAATCCCAGAACTTTGATTTTTCATGTGAAGCGAATGATTTGTCAAAGCAAATTTTACATTCATTATTACCACATATTTTATGTCCGCTACAGTAATGACACCATCCGCCTCTATTTATAATTCTTATTTCCATATGAAATATATGATTACAAACGATACAATCAAACCAATATTTTTCGCCGCTGCTTA